GCATGAGATTGACCCGCGTGAGGCCATCCTTGCAAAAGTTGGTTCCCTTGATGGGATTGAAATGTTTGGTAGCGACATTCTGGTTGCTATCTACAAGCGTCCGACAAAGACGAAGTCGGGAATTATCCTTACGGACAAGCACTTAGAGGAAGATTTGCATCAGGGAAAGGTTGGTCTGGTCCTTAAAATGGGTCCGACAGCCTATCTTGATGATGAGGGCAAATCGTTCCGCGACATTAAAGAAGGCGATTGGATTGTTTTTCGACCTTCTGATGGCTGGCGCGTCACGCTGAACACGCTTCGCGGCAACTATTCCAAGGACGATACGGTAGATTGTCGGATTTTGACCGATATTGCCGTCCGTTCGCGCCTGAATGACCCTGATTCAATCTACTAAGGGCTTGAAAATGGATGATATTGAAGAAAAACCCGGCGAATCCGTAGAGATTCCGGCCGAAGAGGCCCATCAGTCCGTTGAAGTAAGTCTGGATGATGATCCAAAGGCTGAAAAACGTGCTGAAAAACAGGCTGTAGACAAACCCTCAGTCAGCGAAGTTGACGAAAGGGAGCAGCAGCTTATCGAAATCAAGCGCCAGTATGAAGAGCAGAAGCGTCGCGCGGAAGCTGAGCGCAATGCCCGTCATCAGGCGGAACAATATGCTTATGAGCAGGCTCAAAAGGCGCAATACGCTCAGTATGACGCCGAAGGCAACCGGCTTCAGACGTATATCAACGCCATTGAGGCGACTGAACAGGCTGCATCCAATGCGGAACGTGCATATGCGGATGCTATGGCGTCCGGTGACTATGCCGCCGCTGGCAGGGCGCAGCGTGCGATGGCGTCTGCGGAAGCTCATTTGCTTCGGTTGCAGAATGAGAAAGCGCAGGCTGAGCAATACATTGAGTCTCTAAGGACTGAGGGTCGGGTTCAGGCTCCGCCGCGTCAGACCTTTGATCCTATGCCACAAAGCCAAGATCCGGTTGAGATGATGGCTTCCCGGCTAACGCCAAAGAGCGCCGCGTGGCTGCGCGCTCACCCGGAAGCTGCGTCTAAAGTGGATAAACTCACGGCTGCGCATCAGGCTGCTATCAGTCTGGAGGGCATCGAGGTCGAAACGCCGGAATACTTCCGATATGTGGAAGAAAAGCTTGGCATTTCCACGCCTCAGAAAGCACCGAACAAGAAAATCATGGCTTCTGCTCCCGTTCAATCATCATCCAGCATGTCGTCGTCCCGGTCTGTCGGGAACGGTAGCACGATGATCCTTTCGCCGGCTGAAGTTGAACAGGCTGTCCTTAATGAACCTGACCTCCCTCGCGACAAGGCCCTTGAGGTCTACGCCCGCAACAAAGCGGCGCTTATTCGCGAAGGCAAGCTGTCAGCATAGGAAAATAAACAATGTCAGACGTTGAAACCAAGATTGATGGCCGCAGCCGCGAGGCTCGCATGGCTAAAATTGGCGCTGTCGGGAAAGAATCTTCAATGGATTCAAGGGCTCGCGCCGAAGCTCGTATTCGTGCGATCAGGGACAATCTGCCTGATGGCGGTGCTTCAAGAGACAAGTTTTATGCGCCACCTCCGCCTGATGGGTGGGACTATCAGTGGAAAATGCGCACGGTTATGGGCGAAGAGTTTCATTCCTATCAGGTAGAACTGCTCCGCAATGGTTGGGAGCCTGTCCCGCTTAGCCGCCACCCGGAGCTTATGCCGCAGGGCTGGCAGGGTGAGACAATCGAGGTTGAGGGTCTGGTTCTTATGGAGCGGCCCAAGGTGTTTACCGACGAGGCTCGCGCAGAAGAGGCCCGATCCGCCCGCGAGGCGGTCATGGTCAAGGAGGCCCAGCTTCGCGATGGCCGTGGGTCTGACCTTGGCAAGCGTGAGGTTCACAGGTTCAGCAAATCCCGCAGCCCAATAGCCATACCGGACAGCGAATAGGGTTTGTTGACAGAAGTCCAAAGATTTCATAAAATTGACTTTGGATTTTACCATTTCCCGCTTACCGGTGGGAAAGAGATAGGAGCGGGCCGGGAATCTGGCCCGTCGCCTTTATGAGCCGTCCCGCGCTGGGGCGGATAAACACATCCAGATCAACGGCTAAAAACGCTTTTTAGCTAACGGTCACTCCAATAAAAGGAGAGAGCCGTGGCGAATACTTTTGCGCCCTTCGGCTTCCGTCCGGTTTCGACCAGCAATGGTCCGATGAACTGGCGGATTTCTGCGCGCCGTGTCGCTTCGTCGGCTGGCGCTATCTACCGTGGCGACGCCGTCGTCCCGGATACCAGCACTGCTAACGGATACATTGTCCAGGCGACTGCCTCGACTGTCCCGCTGGCGGGTATCTTCTGGGGTTGTCAGTATCTGTCGACCTCGCAGAAGCGCGTTATCTGGAGCCAGTATTGGCCCGGTAGCGATGCGACCGGTGACGTGATTGCTTATGTGATCGACGATCCGAATGCGCGCTTCCTTGTCCAGACCTCTGGTTCTTCGTTCCAGATTACCGGCACGCCGACGACCTTCACCTCGTCGCCTGTTGGCCAGCTTGCTCAGCTTAACGTCGGTTCGGGTTCGACCACGACGCAGCAGAGCGGCATGTATCTGGACACGGTTGGCACGACTGCCACCTTCCCGTTCCAGATCGTCGACATGGTTCTCGACCCGCCGGGCTCGAATGGCTCCGACGCTACGTCGAATTACAACTATGTCGTCGTTGGCTTCAACAACGAGATGCTGCGTTCTAACGGCGCAGTGACCGGCATCAGCTAAGGAGTAGAGACCAATGGCTGTTAATCTTAGCGCCATCCGCGATCTGCTCCTTCCGGGGCTTCGCGGCGTTGAGGGCAAGTATCCTCAGATCCCGTCTCAGTGGGATAAAGTGTTCGAAAAAGCCAAGTCAAACATGGCTCTCGAACGCACCGCTGAAATGCGTTACCTTGGCCTTGCCGCCATCAAAACCGAAGGCGGCGCGGTCAGCTTCGACAATAACGCGAGCGAGCGTTATGTCTATAATCAGGAGCATTACGAAATCGGTCTTGGCTACGCCATTACCCGTAAGGCTATTGATGACAACCTCTATAAGACGCAGTTTACGCCGACGAATCTTGGCCTGATCGAGTCTTTCGGTCAGACGAAGGAAATCTATGGCGCGAACATCCTCAATACCGCTACGACGTATAATGCGTCGGTTGGTGGTGACGGCGTCGCTCTCTGCGCCACCAATCACCCGATTGATGGTGCGACGATTGCGAACCGTCCGCTGGTTGATGCCGATCTGAACGAAGCTTCGTTGCTTAATGCGATGATTAGCATTCGTCAGAACTTCAAGGACATCGCTGGCCTGAAGATCTTCGCCCGTGGCCGTAAGCTGATTGTTCCGCCGTCTCTTGAGCCGGTTGCTATTCGTCTTACGAAGACGGAACTGCGTCCGGGCACGGCAAACAACGACGTAAATGCGATTTTAACGACCGCTGGCGGCCTGCCGGAAGGTTACATGGTCAACGACTTCCTTACGTCGAACTACGCTTGGTTCCTGCTGACCAACATTAAAGGCTTGGTCTACATGGAGCGCGTGCCGTACGAAATGGATATGCAGGTGGACTTCACGACGGATAACCTCCTTGTGAAGGGCTACGAGCGTTATTCGTTCGGCTATTATAATTGGCGAAGCATTTTCGGGAGTTTCCCAACCTCTTGATAATGTTGTGGAATTTTATAATTCCCAACTCGCCTATTGAATAAAAATTGCCTTCGGTGTATGCTTCTTAGGTAGCTGGCACCGGAGGCAAAAATGAAAGGTAAAATCAAAACACCTACATTTAATCATACTCAGTTATGCGAAATATTAGACTATGACGCAGAAACTGGGGTGTTTAGATGGAAGATAAGCCCGGCCCGAAATGTAAAAGTTGGGGCAGTAGCTGGATCTAAAAACGATAGTCGAGGATACAGTTACATTAAGGTTCTTGGGTTTGAAGTAACAACATCACGTTTGGCGTGGTTTTATGTTACAGAAGAATGGCCAAGAACACGGGTTCAGTTCAAAAACCGAAATCCACTGGATGCTAGGTTTGAGAATTTATCTTTGTCTTTGGGATTGCATGGTGATTTTGATTTTACAACCAGAGAAGGAAGAATTGCTTACCAAAGAGCGCGTCGTAAGGCGACTCCTCACCTTGAAAAAGGTAGGGCTCTAAGGGAAAGCTTTAATATTTCTCTGGATCAGTATTTAGAAATGCACGATAGGCAAGGCGGCAAATGCGCTATTTGCGGCCAGCCAGAAATGCAAATGCGAAATGGGAAGATCAAGGCTCTAGCCGTAGATCATAACCATAAAACAGGTGCAATTCGTGGGCTTCTGTGTTCTGATTGTAACACTGGTATTGGAAAGCTCAAGGATGATGTTAAAGTCCTCCAAAGCGCAATCCGGTATCTAAACAGCCAGCAATCAACATGATTTCTGGTTAACTCTTATAAAGGATAGCCGACATGGCTCTCACTAATTTTCCCAACGGCATCACCTCTTTCGGTGTTCCGGTTATTGGCGGCATCAATGGCATTCCGCTGACCGGCACTTGGTATTTCGTCGACCCGGCTACGGGTTCTGACGGCAACGAAGGCACGTCGCCTGAATCTCCGTTTGCGACGATTTATCAGGCTTACAGCAAGGCGGTTGCTGGCAATAACGATGTCATCGTCCTGATTGGCAACGGCTCGACCAGCGGCACTGCCCGCATGTCGACTGCTCTTGCGCAGACGATCACGCCGGCTGCTACAACTGGCACGATTACATGGGCGAAAAATGCGACGCATCTGATCGGTGTTACGGCTCCGACCGGCGTTTCTAACCGCGCCCGCTTTGCCCCGCCGACTGGCACCTATACGGCTGCTACGTTTGGCAATAGCGGCAACATGTTCAATGTTACGGCGTCTGGCTGCATCTTTGCGAACTTCTCCGTTTTCAACGGTTTCTCGACCGGCGCTAACGGCCAGATCGCTTGGATTGATGCTGGTGGTCGCAACTACTACAGCGACGTTCAGTTTGGCGGTTTTGGCGACACGGCTTCGGCTCAAGGCGCTAACAGCCGTGCGCTGAAAGTCACCAGCGGCGAGAACACGTTTGTTAACTGCACGGTTGGCCTTGATACGGTCACTCGCACGGTTGCAAATGCGAATCTTGAGCTTGCTTCAGGCGCTGCCCGCAACAAGTTCATCAATTGCGATTTCCCGGTTATGACCTCGTCGGCCACGTCGCTGGCGATCCTTGGTTCGGGCGCTGCTGCAATTGATCGCTGGACGAAGTTCCAGAACTGCCTGTTCGTCAACAGCGTCGATTCATCTTCAACGACGATTACGGCGGTTGCTTCTCTCAATGCCGCTGCGGGCGGTAGCCTTGTGTTCAATGGCTGCACGGCTGTTGGCGCGACGGCTTGGGGTGATGCGGGCGCTCTGGCTAACTCGTATGTCGATAACGCACCTCCGACGGCGGCCACTTCTGGCCTCGCCGTTAACCCGGCTTAATGAAAGGTTACGGCTATGAAGGCTGCTAAGAAGTATGCCCACGGTGGCAAAATGGAAAGCCCGAAGAAGGGCGTGGTTGTTGGCGATAAGACCCCCAGCATGACCTATGCTGGCGGCGATTCCAACGTCCTCAAGGAAGCCAAGGCCCGCAAGCGCGGTGGCATGTGCAAGAAAGAGGGCGGCAAGGCGATGGGCAAAGAGGCGATGAAGCGTCTTGACCGTCCCATGCGTAAATCCGGCGGCAAGGTTGGCGCAAATGAGCGTCCGCTTTCGACTGCGGCGCATACCTCTGATCGTCCCGGTGGCGACGTTCAGGAAGCGTAAAAATAGAGGGGCCGCCTAGAGCGGCCCTTTCTCTCTGGGAGCAAGAGATATGGCTGAGAAATGGATACAAAAGGCTATTTCAAAACCGGGTTCGCTCCGAAAAGCCCTTCATGTCCCTGAAGGCAAAAACATTCCCTCCGGCAAGCTGGAGAAGGCCGCGCATTCGGATAATCCGACGCTGGCGAAACGGGCCAATTTGGCCAAGACATTAAAAGCTATGCACCGCAAATACGGTGGCGACGTTTAAGGATTAAATCATGCAGCCGATCACGGTTACAGTTGGCCCGCTTGACGCGGCCGATGACAATGGAATTGCCGAAAGCCAAACCACGGCAGGCGCTGCTAATTTGACGTTGGACGGCGTTCTTGTGACCGGTGGAGTGGCTATTCTTGATACTCCGCGTCAGGTTATTGTGACTAGCGGCGGCAATGACACAGGCGTCACCTTTACCATTTATGGCACGACTTATGGCGGGCAAAGTGTTAGTGAGGCAATTACAGGCGCAAGCGGCGGAGCATCTGCAACCAAAACGGACTTTGCGACCGTTACTCGCGTTGCGGCATCTGGTGCGACAAGCGTTTCTGGCGTAATTGTCGGCACGAATGCCAAGGCTGGCTCCCGCTGGGTTCGCATGGATAGTTGGGCCTTCCCGCAGACGGTTGTTCAGGTAAATGTCAACGGGACGGCTGACTTTACTGTTCAGACGACGATGGATGATCCGAATAGCCCGACCAATCCGGTTGCTATAGGATCCGTTACATGGCTTGATACCTTGGATACAAACCTTGTTACTACGTCGGTAAGCACGTCAGGCTTTATCGCGTATAGCACGTCATTTGTTCGCGTTCTGCTTAATAGCGGAAGCGGTTCTGTCACAGCAACATTCT